TGTTATCTGTCTTTAAAAAATCACTTCACAAAAGACAGTTATGATTACCACAAGTATTGTGGTAAAAGTCGTGCGAGTGTTCAGTCTTTCTACAAACGAAAAGATCGTTTTTGGTTTGAGCGTGTCACACGACAGAAAACAGATCAAGAGATTGTAGAGTTCTTTGTTGCCAACTTTGTCTCTTGTCCTGATCCAGAAACACTTTGGATTGGTGAGATGATGAAAGAGGGTGAAGAAAGGTATCAACAGTGGCAAAAGAAAATCCAATCATTATCTTATGTTTTTAAAGAAGAAACGCAAAGTTTATTTGAAGAACATAAGTTTGAAGAAGTATTTAACTGTTCCAAAGGACATCCACCTTTACTTAAAAGGTTCCTGAGCGGGAAACTTAGCATAGAAACAATGGTGATTTTCAATAGAATATTCCTGTACGGGAATACATTTGATAAGAAACTAAAAGACCCAGTGTGGGAAACCGTCCGTATGAAAATAAAAAAATATTCTCCGTTTCTAAATATTGATGTACCGCGTTATAAAAATATCTTGAAAGAAGTTGTTCTAGGAGACAAATGAGTTTCTTTAAATCTGAAGTTGTTCGGGCAGAGATGACCGAAATTAGTGAGATGCAAGAAGAGGTTTATCAAAGCGTCTTCAAGTTTCCAACAATGTCAAAAGAAGATAAAATGAAGCATGTTGAACTTTTAGAAAAACTTCTAGACAAACAAAAAGTTCTTTATACTCGTTTGAGTCTATCAGACGATCCTGAAGCACAGGAAATGAAGCAACGCATTACGCAATCTGCCTCAATGATGGGACTTCCTCCCAATGTTGACATGAGTATCATTCTTAGTAATATGTCTAGAATGCTTGAGGTAATGAAAGAACAAATTGACAAGACAGGTTCCGACCTGTAGAATAACTAGGTATACACAAGCCAAATCTGTACAAATACGAGGTAATCTAATGTCTTTTAAAGATCTTAAGAAGCAATCTTCTCTGGGTTCTCTTACACAGAAACTAGTCAAAGAAGTAGAGAAGATGAGCACAACTTCTAGTGGCGTAGATGAGCGTCTCTGGAAACCCGAAATGGATAAGACTGGTAATGGTTTTGCCGTTGTCCGTTTTCTCCCTGCCCCTGAAGGCGAAGAACTTCCTTGGGCAAAAGTCTACTCTCATGCCTTCCAAGGTCCTGGTGGTTGGTATATCGAGAACTCTCTGACAACAGTGGGTCAAAAAGATCCATTGGGCGAATATAATCGTGAATTGTGGAATACTGGCACAGAGACAAATAAAGAAACTGTGCGTAAGCAAAAGCGTAAACTGTCTTACTATTCCAACATTTATGTTGTAAAAGATCCCGTAAATCCTGCTAACGAGGGTCGTGTCTTCCTGTTCAAATACGGTAAGAAAATCTTTGACAAGATCATGGAAGCAATGCAACCTGAGTTTGAGGATGAAACTCCTATCAATCCTTTTGACTTCTGGCAGGGTGCAAATTTCAAACTCAAAATCGTAAAGAAAGATGGGTATTGGAACTACGACAAATCAGAATTTGGTTCAGTTGAACCACTACTGGATGACGATGATGCTCTTGAAGCCATCTGGAAGAAAGAGTACTCACTTGCAGCAGTAACTGCTCCCGATCAATTCAAGTCCTATGAAGAACTTGAGAAGCGTTTGCAGTATGTTCTTGGACAAAAAGGTACTCCTCGTATGTCTTCCGTTGAAGAAGAGACTGAATACGATAATTACGTTGACAACAAAGAGAGTGCTGTTGTAAAAGAACTGGAAGAGTCCTATGCTCGTTCCAAGTCTCCTTCACTTCCTGTAGTTACTAAGGAAGTTGATGAAGATGAAGATGATGCTCTTGCTTATTTCCAGCGTCTTGCTGAGGATTGATCAAGAATAAAGTCTAATATTCTCTGCTCTCTTAAGGGTTTCACTCACATACTGAGTGGAACCCTCTTTATATGGCATGAATTCTTCCAAGTCATTTAAAACAAGATTTAAATAAGTCCCTTTAAGTGCAAAAATATTTCTTTTAGCATCTTCAATTTTATTTTCATAATCATAATTTGTTATTGGAACGGTGATATTTGTTCTTGTAACATATTGTTCAATTGCAGAATCATAAAATTCAACCCTATAATTAGAATTCACAATCAAACCTGCGGGAACAATTGTTGATCCTAAACTATCTGTAACTTTAATTGTTTCGTGATGATGAACTCCAAAGATATTTGCATCAGAACCATACTTATTACTCAAAAAGTTTTGAAAAGAATTTTGAGTCAAAGGCCATTCATTTTGAACATTCAAAATATTATTTGAAAGTAAAATTAACCAGTCTAAAGTTTCATCCCCATAAACTTCAAAAGCAACATTGTCTGGGCGATCATCTCCAACAATTTGATACTTGGTGAAAAATGTTAAATCACCAAAAATATCATCACGAAGTTTTCCTCTTTTAAAAAGATTTTTGACAGTTCTGTACTCTGATATATTTTTTGTATCAGTAGTTCTGCTGACGTATTCAAAGTCTGGAACTTGGCGGAAATATGTTGGCATTTTAGTAACCTATTTCGTCAGAAGTTGAACCTGGTTCATTATAATCACTGTCATAGATAGGATCTAATTCGCTAAATCTAAGTGATAGTTGATATGAAGTTAAAGTTTTAGCTGCATCATTAAATGTCATATATGTCCCATCAGGAGTATAATCAACATCGCAAGTCAGTAAAGCACATCTTTTTATCCTTGGTAAAGATTTGTGCTTGGCATTTTCATCACCGACTTGATATTGAATATCAAAAACATTTGGTGCCCTTAAAAATACATTATTTGCTGCTTTTCTCACTGCCATACCTTTTTTGAAGAAACGAATAATTTTTCTTACTTCTGTAGCTTCATCTTCATCTCTTGGTGATAGTCTAAACATAAAATTAAATGGACGTAAAGTAGGAGCATTAAATAATAATTCAAGGTTAGGATTTAGTATAGCTCCAGAAGTTCTTGATAATAATCCCTGAAGTCCTACTGCTTCTTGAGCAAGATAAACTTTTAAAGATTGAGCTACTGGATTATCACCTCCCCCTATCGCCAAACGCTTAGCAGTTTCTTTGACATCATTGAAAATTTGAGATGCCAGATTGGCTACATTACTTTTACTCATCAAATCGAGAGATTTTCCAAATGCAGCGGCTTCAAATGCATTTAAAGTTCCTCCACTCCAATCTACTGAATTACTATCAGTAATTCCTGCTTGAATTGGTAAGTATACTTCTCCTAAAGAAGTTGTTGAATTTGTTCGTCTAACAATTGAACCTGAAAAGTTTGTAGCAAATATACTTGCTGCGTCACCAGAAACAGTTGCTCCTACAGATTCATACATTGTAAATTTAATTCTATCCTGTTGATTTGTTCCTAAATCAATAGGATAAACATACGTTCCTTGATGTACTGCTTGAGTAGCAGCAGGTATATTGATATTTGTTTGAGTAACACCAGCGTCTGTTATTTGTTGCGCTGTGCGTGCTGCCGCTGCTGCTGGTGTTACTGGTATTGGTGTTGGTGCTACATTTGTTGTTCCTGGTATCCCCAAAGAACGTGCAGTTTGGGGACTATTGTAACCAGTCGGAGAATTCCATGTCTCTAAACGAGCATTATTCAGTGAAGTTTGTGAAGATGTATTGCCATAAAATAATTGTCTTTGTGCGGTTGTCGGGCAGGTTACTCCATCAACACAATTCGCTGATGGTGTCCAATTGAAATTATTTGATGCGTTTGAGGTAAATGTTGGGGTTGATTGTTGTCCCAAACCAGTTCCAGCAAACCATTCAGCATCACCATTATTATTCAATAATAAAGTACCAGGAACTATTGCTCTATTTGGACCTATGGGTAATCCAATTGGTCTTGTTCGTCTATCATCCGGCATCAAACTTCCTCCTTATTCATAGAAGGTGTAACTATCTCAATTTTTTGCAGAGAATGAGACATTTATTGATACTTTTTACTTATTTATCCAGGCACTGTACGGAAATAAGCATATCCAATATCACGCAAGTCGTTGATTTCGCTTTGACGAACAACGTGTAATTGTCCTGCAACTTCATTCCAAGTGTAGTTTCTTACTGCTCCCCAGTGAAAATTAAGTCCACGAAATC